TATCGAAACCAATAGTTATGTTAGAAAACTCTGCTCGCTTACTGTTGGCGCTAGTAGCCGATTCAAAGTCCACGTCTGTTGTTGCCGAGGCTACTGAACCAATTTGGCTACCGATTACATACTCATACGGGACTAGAGGATTGGCGGCCGTAATTGGCCTGTAAATGATTGCGCCCAAGTTAGAGTCAAGCACTTGATTTATGATGTCACCGAACGGAACTGGGTCAATGGAGTCAATGCCCTCAAGTAGATAACCGTCTTGCCCTGCTTCGTAATAAATCCCGTTGTATTCTGCCAAGTTGTTAATTTCGGCTAAATATTCCGCAGCAAAGCAAGAAGGTGATGTAGTCATACCCACAAGAGAAGTGAAGTTCAAAATGTCGCGTAAATCGGTAATACAAGTTAATGACACTGTATTACGCCAGTCATGCTCGTATGAAGCTGAGGCTGTGTCAATTTTGCCCTGAAATAATGTCACCCAAGTTGTGGGGGCGGTATCAGGGTTTGGTCTGACTCGGATACGGATGGGCGTTCCAGAGCGCACCTGAGAGTTTGTAAAAGGGTCAAAGGATGAACTTTGGTAAACAATGTCTGCAGTTGCTGGTACTGGGCGAATAAGTCCCTGCTCGACTGCCACGCCGTTTGAAGTGCGGAGAGATGAAACTTCACAAGTAATAACCTGCCATGATTCGACACTAGAGCCATTGTCCCATTTGTCGCCGTTGTTCCAGCGAGTCACTCCCCAAATGAAAACGTCAGATGCAAAAGTAAAAATGGATACCTCAACGTCTGAGGCAATGTCAAAAACATCGTTAGCCAAGAAGCACCTTCTTGCCTGTGCTGCGCTCGTAAGCCTTGATTAAGTTGACAATCTCGGTAGGGCTCACGTTTGCTTTGTTGATGTTGATGGTGTAAGCCGTTCCAGCTGTAGCGGTTTGCATACCGGCAACGCTTAACTGATTGCGTAATGAACCAATGTTTTGCAGTTGACCACTTGACAGCAAGCCTTCAGCAATAGTTGCCGCTTGTACTGGATCCATTGTTTTTAGTTGGCTAATGATGGCCGTTGAGCCTGTGGTTTTGCCCGCGTAAATCTTGTTGAGCAGCCCAGGCAACTTTTTAGCCGCGTCGACGGCACGCTGTAGTTGGCGCACAAAACGCTCCGCGCTAAAGCGAGTTCCAGTTTGATTTAGTCCCAAAGCGAAATCTATTGAATCCCTGAATGATGTTGCATACTCTTGGATTTTAGCGGCCGCCTTTTTTAGCCTTTCCAGCATCTTTTCAAATGCGTCGTCAACGGTATCGTCGACAGTATCCAACCAGTCACCAAACGGGTTCTCTGGCATCTTCCAATCGCTTGGCATGATTTGCGGATCGTAAGCGTCGGCTTCTTTTATAAGTGCAATTGCTTCTTTATAGTATTCCGCACCTATTTCAGCGTTCTTTGAAAAAAGTTTGCCAGCCGTATCCCAATCGCCTTTTAGAATTGCGGTTTGAATCTTTGCAAAGTTTGAAAGTGATTCGGTTGTGCCAGTAATGAACAGACCCATGACTTGAATTTGCGTAGTGGTTTGCTTGAGCCAAACAAGAAAGCCCTTCATAATGTCAGCCCAGTCAATGCCCAAACCCTTAAACAACTCGGCAAAGGTTTCCCAAACTGTTTCAGCCGTTTCACCAATGCTGGTCATCGCTTCACCAATAAGCGTAAAGACCTGACCGGTGAAAGTGTTTGGGTCGTTCATGTCAGTGAAGAACTTGTCGAATGCTGGATAAACAACATCAGTTATAAAGTTGGCAAGTTTCTCAACGATAGGCAACAACATTGTGCCGATGCCTTCCCAAATTTCGCTGATTGCAATATTGAACCTGGCAAATGGATCAGCGTTCTCTCTTGCAGCGTTCTTGACTGATTCCGCAAAATCGTCAATACTGCCACCAGTTTTTTTCAACTGTGGTTCGAGTTTGTATAAGGCCGTGTAGTTTCCGTTTTGGGCTTTGGTCAAAGCCGCCATGTAAGTGTTTAGACCTTTGCCAGACTGTGCTGCTCCATCCAAACCCACTTGCAACAAATCCTGCGCAGTTGTGAGGCTACCTGTGGCACGCACAGCGTTTGCCAGAGCCGGACGTAATTCTGAATCCGCGATACCTGACGCTAGAGAAAGGGTTTTCACATATTGCTCATTGGCAGCAATCTGGGCATCAGTAGCACCAACGGTGTTGCGTAACTGATTAGCAAGAAGTTTTTGTTCTTTAGCATCCGCAGCTGCAGCCTTAGTTGCTTGAGTCAGGCTAGTAACAATCGCACCAATACCAACAGCAACACCAAGCCCGCTCAGCGCGCCCTTTACTGATTTGCCAATCTTCTTCGTTACAGACTCAAATGAACCAAGTTGCTGTTTTGAGTCACGAATACCTTTTTTTAGACCCGCATCATTGGCTAGAAACTTGAATACTAGATTGGCGGCCATTGTTTTGCACCTAAGCCCTTGGAATACGCGCTGATAAACTCAGACACTTCATCGATTGTCATAGACCTGTATTCGCTTGGGCTGACACCCGTTGCCATACAGAACTGCGCCATTCGCTGGGCTTGTTCCTTCCTGATTAGTCTTTTGGGTCTTCTGGGTCACCTGTAAAAATCGCAGTTGCTTCAGCCAGGGACAATGCCCCAGCTTGTTCAAAAGTAAAGTTTGGGTCTTCGCGACGCTTCATGACCCAAATGATTGCTTTGAGTGCTCGACCACGCGGTGCGCCGTCTTCCATGAGTGCTTCAATGCTTTTGCCTGCCAACATTTCAATTTCCTCAACTTCATTGAGGGTCATGCTGTTGAAATCAATAAGTGCCATTAGTTTGCTCCGAATCCGTATTTGTTTGAGAGTTGTTGCATATCGCGTTCATAGTTCGCAATAATTTCATCTTTAGTGTAACCCAACGCTTCAGAAAAGAATGGCTGCGGTCTGATGTTTCGGATTGTGCCAGGCGATAAAACACCTTTGTGCGAGTCGCCAACAATCGACCAGCCCCAGTGAATTGGGTTTGCGTATGGAACTCTTGCGAGTCCAGCGCGTGCAGCTGCGTAGTTCATTGATCGTGAGGCCTTTAGTGTTCCAACAAGCGCACCTGTGCGAACGGGAACAAGAGGGCGCGCTGCTTTGATTAGAGTCTCAGCGGCTTCAAAGTTTGCGTTTTGGATTTCTTTTCTATCCGCACCAAGGGACTGAAGGGCTTTGTTTGTTTCCCTCAGCCCCTCGACGCGAACAGAGCCACTCGAGACTGATTCTCGAGCCATGATTATTAGCTGGTCTTCTTCTTGAGGCCGAAGTAAACCGGTGGGGTTGCTGCAGGGGTGTGCACAGCGTTGCTCACAGTTAGTTCAACCGTGAACGACATAATTTCGCCAGCGGTCAACGATAGTGGTGGCAACTGGTCAAAGATGACAGTTCCCTCGTAAATCGGTGAGCTGCTGGTTGCGGTGGCGTTACCCTGTGGGGCAACCGAGAAAACAACCTCGGTGCCGTAGTTAGCGAACAGAAGCTGGTAAAGCGAGGTGGAGTCGCCTGAAGCGATACCGTTCATGCTCAATTTCCACTCCTGAAGTGCCTGAACCTCACAGAAGGTTCGCTGGCCACCAGGTGCGTCGGCTAGGGTCAGTTCAATCATGTCAGCGTCGCATGAGAACTCGTCGCCGTCAATGATGAACTTGATGTTTGTTGCTTTGATTCTGGTTGATGCTGGCATCGGTTCGAACCTTTCTTAGATTGAGATTTGTAAGTCGATGCCGATTGTGGTTGCTAAGAAGTCGTTACCGTTCACGACAAGCGTGTATGGCTGTGAAACATCTTTGAAACCAGCGTCGGCTGGTAATGCGTTGATTGTGGCCTCAATGAGATCATCAAGGTCGTCGGTGGTTGTTTCGTTGGTTGCAAACCCTGCAATGACTTGCAACTCTAGGTTGACCAAGAACTCTTGACCAACGCTTGAGGGTGTCATGTAGGGGCTACCTGAGCGAATGACGACCACAGGTGGGGTCACACGTTCTGGAATGTAGTCATAGACATCGAGCCCTGCCGCCTGAAGCGTCAAAGCCAACTCTGCCTTAGCCGCACCAACTTCGCTCATACAGACCAGCCCAGGTAGGGCAGGAGTTGCGCATAAACCGACCGTTTAGTGTCGAGAGATACACGCATCCCCTGCCCGGTACCGTCAGCGAACTGAGCGATGCCACTTGGAGCGTTGCGACGGTTCCAGTGTTCAGAGGCTACCTGAAGCACGCAGACATCCTTGATGACGGCCGGCACGGTTGTGACCTCGCCAATCATTAGGTTGACCTCAGCAAGCCCAGCGTCTAAACAACGTTGTGGGAAGTCTGAGGCGTCTTTAGTGCCTACGTAATCTTTGAACTGCTGAAGCGTCACGGCCATGGTTTAGTCCTAGGCGGTTACGTCGAGCTTGACGATTGCACCGAAGCGAGGAACTGCAACAGCCATGTAACCGTATAGCGAAACGCTGTCGGTTAGCGTGGTGATGTCGCCGTCGGTTAGGCGAACGCCACCCGACTCCATCGAGATAAGTGCAGCCGAGTTAGCCATGTAGACAACGCCTGAAGCCAACTGTGGGTCAACGATCACTGGAAGACCGAAAACCGAGCCAGATAGACCAGGGATGTTAGCCGAACCGATGGTGTTGCTTCCGTCGCCGTTTAGCGATAGAACCGGGCGACCATCTCCAGCTGCGACCTTGACGATGTTTACGTAAGCGTCTGGTGCAGCAAGGATGAACTCTGGGCGTAGGCCTGAGTTCTGGTAGATGTATGAAGCACCGTTGGCGATACCCTCGGCTAGCGATGAAGCAGTGCCACCGTCAGCGTCGAATACCTTACCAGTCCAGGTAAGACCGTTTAGAACGGCTACCATACGGGCGTTGGTTGCAGCTGCATACTGAATGGCTAGACCCTCGAAGATTGCGTCAAGGGTGTTGACCTGTGAACGCTCAACATACTGGCGCGAGAAGGTGGTGTAACCGCCGTAGGTCTTGACGTCAGCCGAGACAACTTCGAAGGTTAGGTTACCGAACGATAGAGCTTCGTTTTCTGGGCTCTGCTCGCCGACTGCAAGGGTGTTGCTGTCGATGGTGGCGTATTCAACGGTTACGCCAGTCGCTGGCAACGCTGCACGCTGGAAAGCGTTTAGGGTTGGGCGGTTGTTAGCGATAAGGGTGTTGATGTAGCCGAAGTAAGGTGGAACGATTGCTGCGTCAGCTGAGGTCGAAGCGTCACGAGCGACCTGAACTGCGTCAGAGTCTCCCTTGACCATGGCCTTGGCGAACTCGCCAATGCTACGGAACTTAGCGTGAGCAGGTGCCACAGCAGGCTGTGGGTTGATGCCAGCCTCGACCAGGCGACGAACTTCAACGAGTTCATCCTGAATCGCGCGAACATCGAGTTCAGTGTTTTCAGACAATGAGCTCTCACTTTCTTGGATGTCGTCGGTCGGTTCAGTCTCAGCCTCGGCTGGTTCCTGTTCCTCGCGAACTTGGGTGATTTCCGCGGCTGAATAGGCCGGGAATGCGACAACGGAGACCTCTTTGAGGTCAATCATTGTCCTCGTGACGACGTTGCCTTCACGAGTTTGCTCGACTGGCACGAAGCCGACCGAGAATCTGTTGAGAACGCCGTCGCGCATAAGCGCAAGCGTTTCATCGGCGCGCTGAACGCCCTTGGTTAGTTTGGCTACAATCTCGAAGCCAGCCTCGGTGTCGCGGCCTTCAAGCACGCGACCGATAGGCAAGTCATCATGCTGGTGGCCGTAATAGATTTTTACATCTTCGACTGAGCGGATTGCGCCCGGTGCAAAGCGTTCTTCGTATACTCCGCCAATATTGGCAGACTCGCCATAGGGAACGGCGATGCCACGAATAACACCCTCTTCTTCATCAAGACGCATCTCGATTTCGCGTGTTTCAATCTCCATTTAGAGACCTTCCTTTGCTCGGACTTCTTCAGGGGTTAGCCAAGCAACACCACCGGTAGCGATGTCGTACATCTCCCAGCGAGTTTTCATGTCTGCCTTGTAAAGACCTTCGTAGTTGAACTTAACTGAAGTGCCGCGTGGCAAACAGTTGCTTAGTGCATCCTCGATGGCGTTGGTGTAAGCCATCAGCGTGTGACGGTAGAACGTCTGTTGCTCGTCGCTCAAGTTGGTGTAAGTGTCGCTGGTGCCGTCAACACCGGTCAACAAAAGACGGGCTGGCACACCAAACAAGCGAGCGATTGTCTGAGTCGACTGTGCTGCGACATTGGTGAACATCAAGTCCTGGGGCGTAGCGTTGATGGCTTGGTAATCGAAGCCTTCGCTGAGCACCGCTAGTTGTCTAGTCGCCTGCTTGGTGTGCCAGTTCGTTGTAATCTCGTCAGCTTGGTCTTTGGTGAGCATCTTGCCCGTCTTGAGCACACCCGTCGGGACACCGCCCGAAGCGAACCAGGTGCTTGCAAAGTTGCGTAGATCAAGAGCGGTTGCGATGTCGTTGCCTGCAGCTTGAATCGGGCCGAGACCGCGAAGGTTGCCGACGGTAGTAAATAGGCGCATGTGCTCGATGTCGCGCTGGGTGTAAGTCTTGCCCATGTAGTCAAAGACTTTTTGACCAGTCATGCCGTTGATGCCGTCGAGACGTGGGCTGATGGTAGTCGGGTCAAGGGCAGTTAGGTCGTTTACTTGACCGCGTGAGTCGTATGACTTGAACCAGAACGCTTCACCGTTGATTGCCAGGCTGGTGACCGTCGAGAAGATGAAGTCTTTGCGTGACTCTGAGAGCGACGGGTTGTTGACTAAAACGGGGTTTTCAATCTTCTGCTCAAGTCCACCGCCGTAACGGTAAGTCTCAAGTGGCAAAGCCTTTGAGATTGGTGTCGCGATGATTTGAATCGAACGGTAAACCGATGCAAGTGAGAGAGCCGTCGCGGTGCTGACGTAAGTGTCAGAGCGAACGGGAATGTTTGGAACTGCAGCTCGACGTTCAATCGGAACGTTGCCGGTCAATCTTTGCCAAAGTGAGGCCATGTAACAACCCTATAACGATTTGACCGATTCGTAACTTTTAGGTGTGTTGCGCGTGTTGAGTCTAGTATACTCCGACACCCGACATTGTTTGCGCGTTAGCAACATGCAACGCCCAGACAGTTGCCAGGAGCGCATCCACGTCACCAATGGAGTCTTTGCGCGAGATTTGCCAATACTCGCCAACATACTTCGCGACCGCTTGACCGTTTTGCATAACTAGCAACGGATCATTGTTGTGAGTCACTCGACCATTAGCAAACATCGCATAGGCGGTCATGCAGGCCGTGTTGATTTCTTTGTTCCACAAGTTCCAGACAGTGATGCCTTTTTCTTTCAACTTGCGGTGTAGCGAATGCATTCCACGATCATCGAGGGCGACTGCGTTGATGGCTTGCTTACGGCAGATTTGCACAATCAAGTCCACGAGCTTGTCTTCGGTCGGGTTGACTAACGATGCCACCAGCTCGGTCTCAAAGTTATCTCCGACTCGTTTTGCAGCTGCAATAGTGGCGTGCTCGAAGTTGCGTGTTACGTCGACACCCAGAATGGCGTTCTCGATGTTCTCGATGCCGGTGCCCGAAGCTTGCCTAAACAATTCGCCTGGCAACCATGTTTCGCGAACTCCGCTGATGAACTGATTGAGCGTGTAACGGCGCACTTCATGTTCGGGCTGGGTAACGATGTCTTGCAACACTCGGTCGACGGGGATACGTCCAGCCTCGACCGCTGGGTTCGCTGCCATGATTGCAACGGGGTCGTCGAGTGCCGAGTTGGCTGGGGCTTCCCAGATGAACGCGCCGAAACGTTCCAGGTTCTTGTCGCCTGCAATGGCTTGTTCGGCTGAACGGTACAGGTCGATAAGAGTTTGTGATTCTTGGTCGCCTGCTGTAGTGATCATGACGACTTGCGCACCGGCAACCGCTGCAGTTCCCTTGAGCGCAGCAGTCCAGATTCCACGCTTCGCGAGATGTCCCTCGTCGAGGATGCAACGACCGCCGATGGTTATACCCTGCAGAGACGACTCACGCGCTGGGCTGACGTTGTATTTGCCACTTCCGTCGGTCTTTGCCAGACCGCGAGTTTCTGTGGTCTTCTTGAAGCGTTTAGCAAGCCAAGGGGTTGAGTCAATAACGTGCTTCACGCGCGAGTAAATGATGGATGCCTGTTCACGGGTCGAAGCGAGACTTAGGCAGTCACCTCGACGGAAGGCAAGAGCCTCAAGAGCCAAAGCACCGCCAAGAACTGACTTGCCGTTTTGACGGCCAAGGGACACCACGATTTGACGGAACCGCAACTCGCCTGGATGCGTCTCATGGTCATCAGGGTATCGCTCGAGCATGGCACGCAATAGCCACTTCTGCCAATCGTCGAGCTTGAGCGGTTTGTCACTCTCAGGTGTTACCCAGCACAGTTCAATCAAGTCAATAAGACGGTCGCCATCGGTCGGGAAGTTGTCCGATAGCGGAGGGGTGAACCGGGCAGGGAGTTGCATTACCTTTTGAGCATCTCGGCCAGAGGGTCAAACTCTGGCGCGGAACCGTTCAAGTGTCGGCTGATCTCGAGGATAGTCTTGCGAAGTTCAGCTGCGGTTGACGTGTTTCCTTTGTCGTCAAACTCGGCAGCCAGCCTGAGGGCTATCAGGGCGAGCACTGCAGATTCCGCATTCAGTTCGCATTCGTTTAGCCAGTCTTTGAGGGCTGACATCATGAAGGGCTTTCTTGTTTGGCTCAAGCAAACCACTACGCAAATCCAAGTTTTAGGTCTTTTTATTACTGGCACGACCGAATCACTTTCAAACTTTGCAAAGATTCAAACCGCAATTCTAAAAGGCGATTGGGATACGGCTGGCAAACTGTTTTCAGAGAATGCTGAAATAGGCGCAGATTACTATGAACAAGCAATTGCACTTATAAAAGAAGCCGACGCTTACGACCCACAAATCATGCCAAGCGATTGGAAGATGCCAGAGAACCCGTTTGGTGACTGGTTGGATACTGTCGACGATACCGTTGACGACGCATTCGAAAAGATGCTGGAAAGGCTAAAAAAGGCGGCCGCAAAAATCCAAGAGTATGCAACATCATTCAGGGATTCAATAGATTTTGCTTTGGGACTAAATCAAACTGGAACCCGTTTTAGTGCTGAACGTTTTGTGCGCCAACTACAGCGTGCCGTCGACGCGGCTAAAAAGTTGCCGGGACTCCTTAACCAGATTTATGCAGGCAAAACCACAGGCTCAACCGCCATTATTAGCCAACTAAAAACAATGGACCCAGTACAAGCGACAACTATTGCTGAGGGCTTGCTGTCAAGTGGTCAACTGCAAAACATTGGTTCATTACGCAATCAGTTGAGCGTTGCCGGTATGCAAACCGCTACCGCTGGAACGGCTTACACCATTAACATCAACAAAGCAAACGTGAGCCCTACCGAGATTGTCAACTTGATTAAGGCTTACGAGCGTAGTACAGGCAAGAAGGTGCTTCTTGGCTAACGACGTTTTTGACATTGCCTCAGATGTTGAGGTATCCATTTTTACTTTTGCATCTGACGTTTTCATTTGGGGCGTAACTCGCTGGAACAACGGCGACAAATGGGACAATGGCTCTAGTGTCGAATCATGGCAGGTTATTACTTGTGAAGTTTCGTCTCTGCGCACTTCAAACGGCGTGGCAGTCGAGCAGGGACTTATTCGCCCAGTACCAGCAACCGCAGACATTGTTTACCAAAGTTCATCCTTTGACCCTTTCACAAACTCGCAGGTTCGCTCTGGAACGCCCATTCGTATCCGAGTCCGACCAAATCCTGATACGGCTCCCACAACTTGGGTGACATTATTTCAGGGCAAAATTGACACAGCCTCAGCCTCATACGAGCATGATTGGCGTAATACAGTTTCGTTGACTTGTGTCACCGACCTACGGGACATTTTGAACTTCACTTCCCTAGTGGGCATGACTACATCACCATCTTGTTACGCTGCTGAGTATTTAGCCCAAATAAACAACTTGGCAGAATACAACGAGATTTATTACGAAGCAGGGCAAGACGGTTATGTACTTGAGGGCATTGACTCCATTGACCCAGTTCCGTTTGGTGACATCATAAATCAAGTGCTTGACTCTAACTTGGGCGCAATCATTTACAGGCCAATTACGGCCGCCAACCCTCTTGTGCCCTATGAATATGTAATCGGTAGCCAAATTGGTTCAGTAGCCTCGGCAACAACAGACGTGGACTTTGAATCGGCTACTAGCGCCAACAGTAAGCGAGCAGAGTTTTCTAACATAACTATTGGTTTCGATA